ATTGTTATTGTTTTAGTATTTTGATTCCACTCAACCTTACAACCTAAATTTTCAGCAACAAAACGCAAAGGTACTAGAGTTCTATTATTTTCAATTTTAGGAGCTACATCTAATTCAACAGGTTTATTATCTACATAAGCTGTTTTATTATTAATCTGTAAAACAATTTTCACATTATCACATCCTTTTGGCGGTTCAGATATTTCTTGAAAACCAGTAGAACGGATTAAATATTTATTTACATCTATGCTTTCTGGTTCCGGCAAAACAAAAAGGCCATGACCGTATTCTTCGTCAAAGCCTTGTTCTCCTAAGTCTATAACATGGTCTTGCATGAATTGTTGCATTTCATCCTGATATAACGTTCGCCCCGCACGTTCTAAAAAGAATTGTTGCACTAAAGCTATCATTCCTGCAACAAAAGGCTGGGAAAAACTTGTGCCTTCTTGTTGAAACACCCTTTCAGGATTTTTAGCGTCATGAACATATAAACCTGAAAATCCAACAATATCAAGTTCTGGCCCACGACTGGAATAGTTTTTAAGATATATTTCTTTTCTACTATCGTTGTATCCTGTAGCTCCGATAGCAATCCATACGTTACTTTCTGCAAAACCGTCAAGTCCTTTTTCTCCTTTATTACCTGCACTGGTGGTAAATATAATGCCATATTCCTGAGCCTTCTTAATTTTCTCATTCAGAACAGGATGATTTGCTCCACTAAGGCTAGCCCCAATGATGTGGATATTATTTTCTATTGCAAAAGGTAATGTCTGTTCTGTAAAATTTCCAGAAACTTCATTTCCTTTTGTGATTATACCGGAGTAAAGCGAATACAATTCTGCATCTGGTGCAACTTGGTGCATCACATCAAGCACTTTTTGTCCGTGACAGTTGTATTGTGCATTCATTCCGTTGCCAAACGGGTCATACAACTTGCCGTCGAAAAACCATAAATCCGGTCTGGCCGGTTCTATTTCGGCCATGTGGATTCCCTTGCCGGTATAGCCTGCTTCATGCCAGCGAAGAATTCCACATATCTCGAATTCTTTTTTGTTTTGTTCGATGTATCTCAAATTTTCACCTCCAATAAAAATGTTGCCTGAAAAAGGTAGTTAAAAATATCTTGGTAAGATGAGATAAAATTTTTTAATTGATTATCATATCAACATATGCATCTTTTAAATTTGAATTTGGCAATTCTAACCACACAACATTATTAATATTAATTGCTAATCCAGGTCGAACCTTTACGTTTTCTTTTATTTCACCATTAATATTTAAATTTACTGTACCATCAACATTAACTGCTGTAACAATAGCTTTTTGCTTGGTATTAAATTTCAATCTATTCTGATAAAATTTAATCATTCTCTCAATAATAAAAAATAAATCATTTGATTGCTCTACTTTTTTATCCATTTTATCAACTCCATTGTCTAATAGCCCATAAACCTAAATTCATAGTCGAATCAAAACTAAAATTAAAATCTATAGTTTGAATAACGTAATTTCCATTAGACCCATTATTTTCATCTGTAATACTAATTATATCTCCTACTTGATGAGAAAAATTTGGTATAATTGTTGCTTTAATATTTTCATTAATCATTATTCTTTGTTGCAATTCCCAATTAGCTCTATCTTGTGCTAATTGATTTGTAAAAATATTTTCATCTATAATTAATTCAAATCTTTCACCTATTTTTGATATACTTAAATCTCCGTTGCTATTATCTTGAGCTATTGCTGAAATAATCGTACCATCATTAAGAGTAGCTCCTATAACTTTAATACTGTTCTTTACTTCATTCCAATTTAAATCTCTAGTACTTTCAAGGTATAGTCCACTTGTAGTATAAGTCCATGAACTAGGAGTTGCATTATAATCTGTTGAGTTCAAGTATTTACGAAATCTAAACCATCCATAATTATCATAAAAACATTCATAAGAAACTATATTAGCTATTTCTTCAAGTATATCTGCAATAGTTGTACCAGCTTCTTTTTCTATTGTATATGGTAATAGAATATCACAAGTATCAATTATATATTTATTTTCACCACCTAAATTATATATCAATAATTTTATTGCTTCATCAACTCTAGTACCAACAGGTATAATAGTTTTATTTTTTAATTTACCACCAATTGTTCCATCAAATAAAACCCATTTATCCAAACCTTGTATTGTAATTTCTTTACGTAAAGGTGAAGATAAAATAGAAGGATTGCCTAATAAAAAAACCCCTTGATCATAAAGGAGCTTTTGATTATCTCCGTACTTATATCCACATTTTAAACGAAATTTTTTATTAATCCATAATTTATTTTGTGAAGAAGGTAAATATTTTTTATCTAAATTTTTTAGAGTTAAATTTATACTCCTACGATTTGATTTTGTGCCATCAAAATTAGCATTACCCGAAACAATATCAACAGTAATTTCATCTAATACATTTTCATTTTCATCTAACCACTCAATTACATATAAATATTGTTTTATATTTGAATTAATAATATTTATTTCATCTTGAGTAATCATTATGAAGCACTCCCAATTTCAATCCAATCAAAACTAATTGTACTCCATTGTTCTATAGTATCAGTCATGATTCTTCTTTTAGAATCATATGTATCAACATACCATATATCACCAGATGGGTTTTTCAAATATTTAGGTTTACGATTATTAATAAAATCTAAAACCTTTTTCCTATATTCTAAATTATCATTCATCAATAATGCTGATATAGTTCCAGAATCATACTGAAGTGTTCCATAAGACACTATAGGATATTGATTAAATCCTTCATATATATATCTTTGAATATTTCTAGGTAAATCTGAAATATCAAGATTTACATAAAATGAATAAGTCTCAATATTATCTGTTAAAAACCATCTTTCAAACTCAGATTTAATTGTTACCGTAGTTGGTTGTCCTTCAATATCTCCCGACATAGGCACAACTTCATATTCATATGTTATTGTAGCACTAGGAGTATAATCGATATAATATAAATCGCCTTGATTCTCTATTGTTGTTAATTCTTGAATTGAAGTATTATCAACTCGTCTACGTCTAATTTTCCATCCAGTTATTTCTAATCCATTCATACCAATATTTCCTGCTTCTAAATTATTTAAAAATTTAGCAATTAAAATTGTACTTAAATCCCATTCTTGATGTGTTGTATCTGTAGTTAAACCACTTTTCTTTATAGAAATTTCATCTACAATAACTTTTTGTAATTCTACAATATAAAATTGATTTGAATCAGAAATAGGAAGGGGAGACTTAAAAGGAACATTACCAACTACATCAAAACCTAATATAAGACTCAATTTATATACCTCCCCCATAAAATCTTATTGCGCATAATAAGTCTATTGCACATAGCAAAAACCCTGGCTTCGGTTTTAACCAGGGATGAGTTTACTCTCGTCAGCAACTTCAATCAAGGATTGTTTTATTGTTTCTAGACCTCCCTCGATAGTACACAGCCTAAGAAGAGAAGATGCTAAGTTAAACCAATAAAATTGTTCCTTATAAATGTCTATTAAGTTAATTTCAAACCTGCCTGCAGATGAACCCATCCACCATTTACCGCCTATAGATTCATTTATTTTTATCACCCCTATTATATTATATCACGTGCCTTCTTCCTCTTCTTAATTTACTGCATAATATCGCCCTTTGTCAATACAAAATCGTTTAACAACTTCCTTTTAAGATTATAACTATTGCAATGCTTCAAATGCCCCAGCCATGACATTACAGAAGCCCGTATCTCATCTAAATCAACCTTCCCTTCTCGATATAGTTTTTGATATAAACGTAACTTCTTTTTTATTCGTCGCTTTGATTCGCCTTTTAAAAGCCTGTATGTCGGCCAAACACGGTATCCCAAATATGTTATTCCTCTGTTTATCGGCATTATTTGAGTTTTGCTGTTTGTTTCCAGTTTAAATCTATTCCATAGAAAATCTTTTATTTCATTTAAAACCTGACGCAACTGCTTTTTATCTCTACCTAAAATGACAATATCATCCATATACCGGACATAATATTTCATCCTCAAAACTTCTTTAACAAAATGGTCTAATTGATTAAGGTATATATTAGCAAAAAGTTGAGATGTCAGGGCACCGATGCCTATACCAATATCGCCTGGGTTGCTATCAATAATTGTTTTAATAAGCCATAGGATATCAGGGTCTTTAATTTTGCGTTTTATTATTTTAAATAAGATATCATGGTTAATACTTGGGAAATACCGTTTTATATCTATTTTTAGACAATATACTCTGCCCCATTTCCCCTGAGCTTTCCTCATGTATTGCTGAAATTTATCTACCGCTTTATGCGTGCCCTTTATCTTCCTGCAAGCATAGCTATGATAAATAAAACTCTTATCAAATATTGGTTCTATAATATTACATAAAGCATGATGGACCACTCTATCGTAAAAAGCCGGAGCTGTTATCAGCCTCTTTTTAGGCTCATAAACATAAAATTGCCTTACTGGCCTTGGTCGGTAAGTTTTCCAAATCAATTCATTCTGGATATTAATCAAATTCTCTTCAAGATTTTCTGTGAATTCCAATATCTCTTCTCTGTATCGCTTATCTTTTCTTGCTTTAAGATAACCTTTATAAATATTTTCAAAGTCATAAACTTTGCTATATAAATTTCCATAGCGTTTCAATCTTGATGCCCTTTCGTATTTTATTTTAAGAAGAAATGCCCTTCGAGAATAAACCTACCAGACACTTCTTCTTCTTGATTAAAATATTTACCCATACGGGAAAGTGGCGGGCTCCTTTAATCCCGCGTACTGGACAAAACCCCTTGGGGTGTTTGCCTTCTGACATTCGGGATAGAGCGGGGCGGAAGCCGATGTTGATGTTCGCATTCGTCCGGGGGTTGTTGAGGTTCACGGCAAACACCCCGGCGTTGGAACCATTGTCCCAATTGCCGCCGAATAGCCCGCCACCTATGTATATTATTTACTGCTTTTTATCCATCCGCCTAGCATGCGGCCAATCTCGTTTAGCATTTTTGACCAATTTTCATACTTTTTAAGCGGTAGAAACCGCAATTCAGCATCTGCTGAGAGCCTTACCAAATACCTTAAAAATTCCAGTTCAACATCTATGTCCTGTAAAGTTGTCTTTTTATAATATCGTTTATTTGCTGTAATAATCAGCTTCAACAGACGATACATAGACTGCTTTATTTCTGCCGCCAATGTATACTTTTCGCTTTTGGGGAATTGTCTCAAGCAAATATATCCGTATTGAATCATATCGTAGGTTTTTTGCAGTATTTTCAGTTCTTCCATATTGCCTCCCATGGCGGGCTACCGCCCGCCTAACAGATTACAGTTTTACAGATTCCAGATTATAAAATCAAAGCGGGGCGGAAGCCGAAGCTGAGGTACGCAATCGTCCGGGGGTTGTTGAGGTTCACGGCAAACACCCCGGCGCGGGAACCATTGAACCAATCGCCGCCGACATAAGCTAACCTTTCACCGTAATTCCTAATCCACCATCTATCGCCTCCATGGTTAGAGCTTATAGGGAATAATTTTAGTTGCTTCAGGATATCAGGAACGCTTACTCCCGTATCTGCTGTTATTTGCTCAAATGGTATGCTATTATAGTCATAATTGCTATTTCCCCAGTGCCATGTGGGGCCGGGCGCATTTTGAAGCGCTGTTCGCAAAATAAAAGCTCCTTTATCTTGTGTAGTTCCATCGTGCGTCATGGGTGCAAGAGAATCGTATTTAAGCGTTCCTGCCGTGCCCGGCGCAACTAGAGTGCCGTCGGGCATAATAGCTTTCCAGGCGGTTGAAGAAGCCGACATGTCGGTTGTGGATAATGCTGCGTCATTATTAGGGATTATCTGTATTTCTCCATCCACCAGTCGCAAGCCTGCCGCCCATTCCCAGACGTTGCCGTTTAAGTCGAAAATGCCGAAAGGGGTTCCATCATCTGCCCAGGAGTCCGGCCCTGTCCCTGCTGCGCATCGAGCAACAGCGTTATTATAGATATAACTCGGCACTGCGGTTTCGCCGGGCACCGATACATCTTTCCCGTTGCTGTTGTTCCCACGAGGCATAAATCCCTTTGCCGAACACCTGAGAGCGATGAAAGCATACATGGCATGCGTTGACAGCGAAAGCCCAGACTGCCTGCAAGCGGTCAGACTATCGTCAAAATTTATGATGTTGCCGGGGTCTAGACCTCGTAAACAAACTACTCTAGCGCTGGTGCCGGAACCCACCCTGACACCCTGATATTTCCCCATGTAAAACCTGTCTTTGGCATTGTTGCTGACTATAAAAGCATGATGTGGAGTATTGGGCCATCCCGATTGCAATATACTCATCGGCATAGAATCCACTCTGACCAATATACATGGGTTGCCCTGGTCATCGAAAAATACCATATTCCGGCCAAGACTTGCTTCATGTATTCTTTTATCCCAATCTTTTTGTTCCGTTAAATCTGTAATGGCGCCGCCACGTTTATACCTATCGGTCAGTGCATCTTCTATCTCTAATATCTGTTTTTTAAGTTCATAATTTCTGTATGGACCACTCACGTACTTCATTTACATCATCCCTTCTTCAGGCATTGTCTCGGGGTCTGGCTTAGGGAAAAGTTCCGAATAATTCCTGCGTAAATCCTGTTCGAAAACGGGCAAGTAGTTTAAAGCTTCTGTTTCTCCGCCTTTTACAAAGGTCTCGCCCCGAAGATTTACATTTTCATCAGAAAAATCCACTTCTATTTTTGTCGTACCGTTATCCAAAACAGTTATATTGTGTGTCATCTTATCCCTCCTTTAATACTCTAAAACGGCTACTTGTAGAGCGGCGCCTTCGCTTATCGCATATATCGGCACCGGTACCGCCGGGTCGAAGTCTATCTCCAATACTGCCCCCGGTTCTACAGGAAAACCGTTTTGCTGAGTTACAGTAGAAGGGCCTATTCTAAATCGAAGAACAGGGTCTTCGTTTTTCAGTATCATTTTCCTTCTACTGGCCAATGCCGATGTTCCAGCGAAGATTTCCGCCGCTGTTGCAGTTACGGTTTTTATTCCTGTGACGGGAGTGCGGATGGTAGAATTCAAAACATCATCACGATTAGGCAATATAATTTCTGCCAATTAAACCACCTCCTGGTATACGAATACCACATGGTTATCTTGCTGTTTTAGACCATATTTATATGTCTTGCCAGATGTTATATCTATAAACTTATGTGGCACAGTATCGGCCAAATGCGCAGCAAGATTACCTATTAACTTCCATATACTACCATCCCAATATTTCATTAAATTTTCACTTGTTGATGTATCTACCCATACCTGATTAACATAAGGATTTGTTGGGGCAGTATTTTGTATAGCAATACCGCTATTACTTAAAAATACCTGCCAATATGCTGTTTCTGTTGGTAAATGTCCTACATTATCAGCAATACAGTAATAAATAGAATTATTATAATTAACTGCCTGTCCCACAGTATATGTAACTGAACTATTATAATTTCCTGCCCAACTAAGACCAATACCTGGAATACCTTGCCCACCACGTTGTGCTATTTTAGCCCACCATAAATCATTTACATCTCCAACTGGAGTATGGTTTAAATTATTATCTTGTTTTGATAAATAAGTTTCATAATTATATGTTACTACATTCCATTGCTGATAAGTAGTATTTGAATCATATAAACCTTTATATGAAAATTTTGCTAAGGTTGCATTAAATTCAGCCTGTTTAGTTTGTATATATCCATCAACATTATTTTTATAATGTGTTTCAACATTTGTTATAGCACTTGTTACTTGTTCCCAATCACTAGGTTTAATCATATATGGGTCTAATTCAATCAGTAATTCGTTTAACCTACTTTGTTCAGCAGAAGTTAAACTCGTTTTTGAT